AAAAGACCGCCCTCTCCGCAAAATGTGTCTGACCCACATCTTGGGAAATAGCGGTTTTCAATGTAGCTATGCACTCTGTCAAGGATCTCTTCTATGTCGTTCCACTTCTGGAACGTGTTCAGCGGCTCCTCTGGAACCTCCGGCGTGTCTCTGGTCGGATGCTGCTCCCGGATGGCCGCGACATTCTTCAAAAGGTTCCTGTAGTAGCTCTCTTGTGGCGTATCCGGAATGCGGCCTTCGTATGTCACTGCTTCGATGTTCAGATCTGCGGCAAGGATCGCAACATCGCCCTCGATCCTCTCCAGATCGCTTGCGTTCAGCGTCCCTTTCAGGCCCGCGTCCCAGTCCACGATCTCGCTGTCCGATGACGGGGCCGTGTCTTCTCCCGCCTCCATCTCTCCCAGATAGCAGATGTAATCGTTCAGGTAATCATAATCACCTTTGGCGTTTAGCTTCCCCGCATATGCCGCCTCTCCTTCTGTCCTGTCGTATACTGGCTGTATCCAACTCATATGATGATGTCACCTCCTGCATACAGTTCTTTCCCGGTAAAGTACGACGATACGGATACTCTGTCGTATCCCACACACTTTGCCTGTGCAATGAATCCTCCTGTGAGGTCGATCGTCTGCTCCTTGATCAGCGCGGAAGAAACCTGATTCTCCGTATCCGTCACGCCTACCCACTTCCCGGCAATCTCTTTATCCAGAAGGTATGTCATCTGAAGGGTTTTCCGGAGCTGATAGTAGGAAAGAAGCTGCTTCATGACCTTGTATATCTGTGAGGGGCAGTACAGCGCCGCCGTGTACTTCTTCGTGACTGCTGTCTGCCCTGCATCCAGACTGTCCACGTCCTGCGTCAGCGTGAAGTCCTGTGAAGTGTACGTCTTTGCCGTAATTTCGCACTCCCCTGCCGCCTTGACCGTCAGTGTGCAGTACCCTTCGTGTATGCTTGACACTTCTCCGCCGGTCGCCTGAATGGACGTCGGATCAATTGGTGAGGAAAAGTCCACCGCGTATGTTCCCGGATCTACTGCCGCTTTGTACACGCTTTTTGGCTCTGTGCTCAATGTGTAGTTCGGCAGGCTGACGGAAACCTGCGCCACGTAGTCCCCAAGTGCAACCTGCGTTTTTCCGATGAACTTCCTGTCCGGTCCTACGTAAGTAGCAATGTACCGGTCCGGCTGGCGGATCGTAATCACGTCAGATCTTGAGCATGTCGCCTGTGCCCCAAGAGCGAAGCAGATCTCTTTCAGTGCGTTCCGGCAAGTCTGCTTCTTGAGATACCCGACAAGCTCCATATCCGCGATAGCGTCGTCCACCACGTAGTCCGTCCACCCAGCGGCGGCCATGACCGAATCAATGACATCCTTTGCTCTTGCGTGGTCAAGTACGGTTCCTTCCCGGTATGTCACCGTGTCCAGATACCCCACCGCATCCACGGCCTTAAAGGAAGCAATGTTGCTCTTAAAGCTCCAGCCGTTCAGGTAAAACGTTCCGCAGTCGATGAGGGCCCCGTCCTTGTATTCCTGCATCGTGAGCTTCTGGTAATACTCCGCAGAATTCCACGCACCGTTCGGATTTGCAATGTCAAAATCATTGTTCTCGTCAACAATGTCCACCTGCGCGGTGTTGACCGGCTGCGTCTGGTTGCTCTCGTCGATCTGCTCCGTGACCTTTGCAGTCTTAACCTCAAGGTCCGACCATGTGATGTACTGGCCATAAATGACATACTGCAGGCGGATGCACCGCTCTGCGAAATGCGTCTCCATAAATTCCAACCGAATTTTTGCGTAGTTTTTCACCTGCATCTTGCAGAAAGACCACAGTGAAACCGGCGTGTGTATCACTTCTGCGATTTTGTCCCCGCCAAGGTCATACCATGTCACTTTCATTTTTTTCGGGCACTCGCCTTCGAAAACAAACGTCAGCCCGGAGGACGTGTGGTTCTCCCGGAACTTGATCTCCATCACCGGATTGTGCTCAAATTTCCGGTCTGCTCCTGACTTCTGCAGGCTCCAGAATCCAACTTCTCCCTGATCGTCCGGAATCTCCTGCAGCGACCCGTCAAGCACGAACTGGTTTCTCCCCATGTATCCATGCGGCACTGCTTCCTTTTTGGCCCGGAACGGAGCGGTCCCGCCGAACGTGCTGTTGTCGGTAAAGGTAAACGCTGCTTTCTGTATCGCTGTCGTGTCCTCAAGATTGAATTTAACAATAGCGTATGTACTCATGACGGCTTCCTCGCTGGCTTCTTCGCCGTAAACTTGCATTTCAGCCCTTCGTACACAACCCGGTCCTTATAGATCTTCTTTGCCTGATCTCCCACAGACGAAATGTAGCACTTCATCGTGTACGTCCCTGTGTCTGCAGGGATCTCAACATCGTGGAACGGTACCGGCTCCGTCAGCTTGTCCCACAGCCTGTTGTACAGATCCCGCTCTTCCTTCGTGTCTCCGAAGTACCCGAATTCGAACTCAAAGTTGTAGTAAACGCCGATTACTTCCCTCTTTAAGTCTCCGTCTTCCGTCCTGTTCGCGTACTTATCCAGTACGTTTGCCTTCCGTGTCATTTTGGAAAACGGGACCATGAATCTGGTCCCGTCAATGGAAAGCCCCTGTGTGATGTCCATGGCTTCCTCCTTATGCAAATACTGTGTCCACTGTGTATCCTCTTCTCTGGATCTCCGACACAAGACCGTCCAGAGACACGCGTGCAAGCTCCGTCCCGTCAACCTCAAGGGTGACCGCGTTGATTCCTCCGTCTCTCTCCTGCATAAGCTGCGCAAGCCTTCCGGCAAGCTCATCCATCCAGCCCGTGTTCTGCTCCAGCGGAAGGACTGCTTCTCTTCCCGCCTCGCCAATCTGTGCAAGTGTAGATCCCGTCGTAACGCCTCCGGTTGCCAGCGTCGGAATATGCGGCGCGGAAACATGGCCGATGCTCAGACCGAAATGTCTCCCGCCTACTCCCGGCACCCAGTCAGGGATATCCACGGAAAGCGAATTCATCGCGTCAATCACATGGTTGATTCCTCCGGCGATTGCATCAAGCATCCCGTTGATCAGGCCGATGATGCTATTGATGATACCGCGCAGCGTGTCCTTCATTCCGCTCCATGCGTTGCTCCATACAGATTTGATCCTCTGCATGGTTTCGCTTATCTTGTCATGGATTCCCGTAAAGTCTCCGGTGACAACGGCTTTGATTGCTGCCAGTGCAAGACTCCCCAGCGCCTTCATGGTCTCCCATGCTGCTGACCAGATTGCTTTTACAGCAGTCATCTTTGCATTGATAAGCTCATATAGCACCGTAAGGAAGCTCTTTGCCGTCCCCTTGATGGCTTCAAAGGTTGTCCCCGCGAATGTCTTGATTCCGGTCCAGAGAGTGGACCAGATCGCAGAAATGCTTGTTCCAACCTCCTGAATCTTGGCTTTGATCCCTGTCATCCACTCGCCTGTTTTCGTCCTGATGTCGTCATAGATCTTCGACAGGAGCGATACCAGGAGCACAGCCAGCGCTCCCACCGCTAGAATGACCGGCTCTGTCGCAACAAGGCCGATCAGAATGGCGGACAGGATCAGCGTTCCGATGGTCTCCCAGTCAAGGCTCTCTACCGTGTCCATAAGAGCACTCAGGATGTTCCCCGCAAGTTCCAGAAGGCCGTCCATGATCTCCGCGATATCCAGACCCGAGAAGAACCCAGAAAGTGCTCCAAGGAACGAATCCTGATTCGCCGGATCCTCCATGAACTGGTTGATGGAGTCAATCAGGCCGGTTACGAGGTCATGAATCGTAGCGCCCAGCTCATTCCAGTTCACGCCTGCAATGGCGCTCTGGAACCACGCTGAAATGTCGTCTGTGATCTGAACAAACGGGAACGAGGAAACAAATTCGTGAATCCCGGAAAAGAAGTTTCCGATTGCTGTTCCGACGGCGGTTCCGTTCTCCGCCCAAACCTGATGAATGGTCCCGTTTGGATCCATCACCATGCCCTGCGCCAGCTCATTGACGCCGTTCAGCATACTGTCCGCAATCTCCGTCCAGTTGATGCTCTTATTCCACCCGTTGATAACCTCCGTGATGTCCGTAAGACCCATCAGGATTGTGTCGGCAATCCCGGTGAAGTTAATGCCGGTAAAGATCTTCTGGAACTCTTCGCCGGTGCTCAGGCCGAGCTGCCTTGAAGTCAGACAGATGGTATTGAAAAACGCATACAGCGCTGCGATCACTCCGTTTATCCCGGAAAGAATGGTATTTCCTAAAAGCGGCCAATCCATCGACTGCACGAACGCGTTGAAAAAGTACCCCCACCACACGCCGAACTGTGCCCAGTTAAACGTCGTAATAAAGCCGTAAAGGAAATCCAGTGCTGTGTTGATTCCCTGTGCCAGGCTCTTTCCAAGATCAACCGCGAGGCGGAGGTTGGAGAACACGCCGTTTAAGATTTCCGCAAGGATCTGCCCGGCCTTTAATGCCTTCTCGCGGATCTTGTTCCACGGGATCTTCTCAAGCTGATCCGCCAACATATCCGCAAGCGTATTTCCGAAATCAAAAAACTGGCCGTTCTTTAGCATGTCGGCCAGCTTCTTCATCTGTGCGGATATCGGCGATTCTTCCAGCCCTGAAAAGCCTCCGCCTGCTCCTCCGCCTCCGGATCCTGTGTCCTTCTTCAGAACGTCCAGATCGTCGAATTTTGCAAGGTTGTTCTGCGCGGACTTGGCGGACTTTCCGGTTTTATCCAAAGCTCCTGCAAAATTCTTCTGATTGGCAATC